ATCGACGGCGATTTTGTTAATCTTACTTCGGGTACTATTTACAATGAATTCGACAGAGTAAAACACAATACTGATGTGACCTGGAACGGTCGTGAGGCATTGCACATTGGCATGGATTTTAACGTTTGCAATATGAGCGCAGTGATCGCAGTTATCCGAAAGGGCGTTTGTTATGACATTGATGAAATAACAGGCGGGTATGATACGCCAAGCATTATCCGCACAATACAAGAACGTTATCAAAACTGCCAGGTTAATGTTTATCCTGATGCAAGTGGAAAAAACAGAAACGCACAAGGCGCGTCTGAATCATCAATCCAATTATTAAAACAGGCTGGTTTTCAAGTATTCGCTAAAAACAAAAACCCGTTTGTAAAAGATAGAATATTAGCGGTAAATACTAGTTTTATAAAAAAACTACATTTTGTAAATGTTAAACGTTGTTCTGTTCATACGTCAAATTTAGAGCAGCAGATATATAACAACGCAGGCGAGCCAGACAAAACGGCTGGTGATGATCATACTAATGACGCAATTGGTTATCTGATACACTATAAATACCCAGTTATCAAGCCCACTACCACAGCAGCACGAATGATAGTATAATGACCAAAAATCGGTTAAGCCGATCACCTAACATAATTAAACAGGCTTAATATGACCACAGTTACAGAACCAAGAAACGAATATACTGATCAACTAATTGACGTACAACGCAACCGGGCGGCAGTCGCTGGCGAACGTTCTGTAAAGCGTGGTGGTGTTAAGTTTTTACCACCGTTGGCTTCCATGTGTTGCTCTATTACTTATGATGAAAACGGTGAGCAGCAATTCAGGCAAAGCATAACACTAACCAAAGAAGGTCAAGCTGCTTATACAAAATACATTGCTTTGGCTTCATTTTATGGCGCAACAGGCAGAACCGTTGATGGTTTAGTTGGCCTGATATTCTCAAAAAATCCCGTTCAAGAACTGCCGCCAATCATAGAATACCTTGATGAAAATGCAGACAGCAAAGGCAATTCATTGCGCGATTTGGCAAAGAAAGCAGCCACCGAAGCTATGGTTTCACCTCGCTCTGGTATTCTAGTTGCTCGACCATCTACACCTGAAGGATCAAGCATTGCAGACGTTGAAGCGCAAAACCTGCGACCTAAATTATTATCTTATAAATTCGAAGATATAATTAATTGGGATTATGAAGTAATAAACAATGTTGAAAAGCTGTCATTAGTTGTACTTTGTGAGCTAACAACAAAGCGTGATGGATTTAAAGTTGATGTTGAAAAACAATACCGAGTGCTTGAATTAATTGAGGGGGTTTATCATCAATCGCTATACAATGATGCAGGCGCTCAGATTGAGGCTATATTGCCTGTTACTATTAATGGTTCTACTTCTGATGTTATCCCGTTTTATTTTGTCGAGGTTGGTGCAGAAGGTAAGGCGATCATTAATGACTTGGTTGACATGAATTTCCATCATTACCAAGTAAGTGCCGATTACAATAGCAAAAACCATTTTTCATCATTTACGATATATTATGAGACAGGAGCAGATTCAAGCCAAAACATGCTGATGGGTAACGGCGTTAAATGGTCAAACAGAAGTAGTGACGCAACATTTGGAATATTACAACCTGACGGCAATGCAGATGCGCTTAGAATATCACTGCAAGACGATGAACAAAGAATGGCTGCATTGGGTGCAGAAGCATTAAAACCGCGATCAAGTGGCGCTGAGTCAGCAGAAGCTAAAAGCCTTGACCAGGTTGCACAAAACTCAACAACCGCAGATGTGGCGATCACAATTAGCGAGGCATTAACTAAGGCGTTGAATTTTGCGTCAATGTGGATGGGTAGCACTGAAGAAGCTGTTTATGAGTTGAACACAGATTATAACCCAACAGGTATGAGCGGACAGGATTTGACTGCCATGGTGTCAGCATATCAAGGCGGCGCTATCTCATACGACACACTATACGAGAATTTACAGCGTGGCGAGATAGCCAGCGTTGAAAGAACGGCGGATGAAGAACGGGCGATGATCACAAATGCTGATACGGGAATGGATGAGTGACAGATCTAACAATCCAGCAATCTTCGCGTCATGCTGTTTATGTTCAGCGTTTTGCCGGGTATCTCGCAAACCTGTTTGATCCATCTCTTACGCAATTACAACGCGAGCTAAAAATACTTATGGCTGATGCGCCAACTGAGACAACAAACATCAGGCGCATCAATAGTCTAATATCTGAGTATAAAAAAGCGTCAACAATTGTTTATGGTGAGTACAACACAGAAATATTATTCAAAGAGCTAGAAGAATTTTCAGGCGATGAGGCAGAATGGCAAGTAGCAGCACTTGACAAGGCTGTTGATTCACCTGCTGTTGTTTTAACGACTCCAGCACCCGCACAAGCTTGGTCTGGGGTATTGTCAGAGCCGTTGGTGTTTCCAAATAGCGCAGGCGTAAAATTATTAGAGCCTTTCATAAAAGGTTGGGAAGCAAACCAGATTGAAAAGGTTAGCGATATTATCAGGACTGGATTTATTACCGGGAAAACCAACCAACAAATTACACAAGAAATTGCAGGCAAAAACGGCATACTGGATAAACAAACAAGATCATCAATTAAAACAATGGTTAGAACCGCGACAACTCACACCAGCAATTTAGCGCGACAAGAAACATTCAACCAAAACGATGATGTGATATTAGGTTATGAATGGGTGTCAACGTTAGACAGTCGCACAAGTAACGTTTGCAAAGGTTTAGACGGCAAAATATACAAGAACAAAGACAAAAACAAACGATACCCACCAGCTCACCCGAATTGTAGAAGCAGTACAGCACCCGTACTTGATGAACGTTATAGATTAGACGACAGCGTGAATACCAGAGCATCAAGAGGTGTTGAAGGTGGTCAACAAGTAAAAGCGGATCTTACCTATTATGACTGGCTAAAAGAGCAGGGCGGGCAAGGTGCAAACGGCAGAGCATTTGTACTTGATACACTTGGCGAGGAGCGCGGCACATTGTTTTTAGATGGTGGTTTATCAGTTTCAAAATTTAAACAACTAACACTTGATGAAACTTTTCAGCCGATTAGTCTCTCAAAATTAAGAGGCAAAAAATCACTGCAATTGGCTTTTGATAGAGTCGGTGGCGGTGAATAATATCGGTATTTGTTATTATTTTTTTTAGGTGTTAAAATGTAAACTAATCTTTACAGCACTAAGTGCTTTAATCAACCTCAAGGGTTTAACATGTTAAACGGACTGGATAAGATCGATGGGCTAACGCCTGAACAAATAGAGGCAGTTAACGGCCTCGCTGGTGGTTTAATCAACAAAAAAACTGAGTTAGAAGAAAAGCTTTCAAAGGCCAAGGGTTCTTTGAATAGCGAAGAATCAGCACAGGAAAAGTTGAGAATTCTAGAGGCTAATATTGAACGTCAGCAGCTAGAATCAAAAGAAAATTATCAAGGTGCGCTCACTCTCAAAGAGAACGAATACAATAACGCATTGGAAAAACTAAAGGCTGGCACGACTGAGAAAGACGCGCTAATTCACAAGCTCTTAGTTGATAACGGCCTGAATGCCGAACTTGTGCAATATGATGTTTCTAAGGATTTGATGCCTTTAATACAGCAAGCACTATCTGCACAGGCAACAATTGTCGATGGTCAAGCCATGATCGGCGAGCAATCACTAAGTGAGTTTATGAAAGTATGGGCAGAATCTCCACAGGGCAAAGCAAGTCGAGTTGCAGCAAGCAATCTAGGCGGCGATGGCACAGGTGGCAGTGGAAGTTCAACGAAAAAACAAATGAAGGATATGAGCGATTTAGAGCGTTTAGCTTTGTTACGTGAAAATCCAACTGAATTTAACAGGCTAAAAGCAGAAGCTTAACGCCAAAAATAAAGAGTAAAAATAATGTCAACCACTCAAATTAGTGATGTGATCGTCCCGGAAGTTTACGGCACTTATACTGCTGAAGATCTTCCAGAATTAACCGCGTTTTATGAATCAGGTGTCATAATTCGTAATGCTATGCTAGATGCTAGCGCCCTTGAAGGTGGTAATACAATCAACCTCCCTTTTTGGCACGATCTAGATCCAACCGATGAGCCAAACGTATCTGATGACACTGCAAACAGTGCAACGCCTAATAAGCTTGCAACTGGTAAGCAAGTTGCTCGTTCTGCTTATTTAAACCAGTGGTACAGCAACGCAGATTTAGCTGGCGAGTTGGCAGGTAGTTCACCTAACCAACAAGTTGCAAACCGTTTTGGCACTTATTGGGTGCGTCAGTGGCAGCGCCGTTTGCTTGCATCTTGTGACGGTATCTTAGCTGATAACGTTGCAAACGATTCAGGCGACATGGTTATTGATGTTGCAGCCGAGTCTATTGCAGCACAAACTGCATCAACTAA